CACATTAGATACTCTTAAGGAGATTGCAGACCAGATTCAAGCAGGCGGTACATTCTACGATTCAGTACTGTTTAAATCTGGCGGAACAATGACTGGCAACCTAACCCTTGCTGGTGCTCCTTCATCTAACCTACACGCTGCTACTAAGTTGTATGTAGATGATGTGGCTGGTTCTGCTACTGCTGCTGCAGCCTCTGCCGCTGCTGCTGCTGCTTCATATGATTCTTTTGATGACAGATACCTAGGTGCTAAGTCATCTGCTCCTACATTAGATAATGATGGTAATGCATTAGTAACTGGTGCCTTATATTGGAACTCAGTATCTGCAACTATGTTTGCTTGGACAGGTTCTGCTTGGGGTTCAATTTCCTCAACTGCAGCAATCTATCGTTACAAGTTTACTGCTGCTGGTGGAGAAACATCTGAGTCTGGACTTGACGATAATGGTCTAACACTTTCTTATATTGCTGGCAAAGAGCAGGTATATCTAAATGGTGTTCTGTTGGTTCGTGGTACAGATTACACAGCATCTAATGGAACAAGCATTACTTCTCTTGCTGCATTAAGTGCTGGAGATATCTTAGAGATTATTACCTTTACAGCCTTTGATTTAGCAACTGCTATTGATAAGGCATTGTTTGATGCTAAGGGAGATATCCTAGTAGCAACTGCTGCAGATACACCTGGCAAACTAACTGTTGGGGTAGATGGATATTTTCTAAAGGCTAACTCAGGAACCGCAACTGGTCTTGAATGGGCATCTGTTCCTGCTCCAGATTTAACACAATACTCAGATATAACTATGTCCATAATGGGCGCATACTAACAGAAAGGTACAGTACAAATGGCTGTAACATCTAAGGCTCTATTCCGTGGGGCCGCATCAACATCAAGCACAACTCTATACACAACTCCTTCATCAACTACCGCAGTAGTAACTAATATTTTAGTTGCTAATACCGCTGGTAGCGTAGCAACATTTGACTTATCATTAGATGATGTTCAGGTTGCAAACGATGTGTCAGTTGCCGCAAACGATACTTTAACTATTGACCTTAAACAAGTACTTGCTACTGCTAAAACCATTAAAGGTTTAGCATCAGCAACTACAGTTAACTTTCACATTTCAGGAGTGGAGATAGTCTAGTGGCTATTCAAAACTTTAAATCATCTTCTATTAAAACTGGAACCTCAAGAAGAACAATTTGGGACCAAGTTTCTCTTCCATCATTAATGGTTGACTATCTTGTAGTTGCGGGTGGTGGCGGTGGAGCAAACTCTCAAGGTGGCGGTGGAGGTGCTGGTGGTTATAAAACTACCATTGGTGGTTCTCCTTTAGAAATGCTTCCAAATACTGCATTTACAGTTACAGTCGGTGCAGGTGGTGCTCAAAACACCAATGGTTCTAACTCAGTATTTTCTACTATTACATCTACTGGTGGTGGTACAGGCGGTGGCGGTAATGGTGCAGCAGGTGGTTCTGGTGGTGGTGGCGGAGGTAATACGCCAAGTCGCACTGGTGGTGCTGCTTCTCCTTCTGGTCAAGGTAATGCTGGCGGTTCATCAAGTAGCGTTGAGTATGGTGGTGCAGGCGGTGGCGGTGGTGCTGGTGCTGCAGGCGGTAATGGAAATAGTTCAACTCAAGTAGGTGGCGCAGGTGGTGTTGGCCTTGCTAATGACATAACAGGAACTTCTATTTATTATGCTGGCGGAGGAGGAGGCGGTGGAGGTAATAACCTTGCTGCTGGAGGCGCTGGTGGTAATGGAGGAGGCGGTGCTGGTTCTCAAGGTACTGCTACTGGAACTGCTGGAACTGCTAATAGAGGTGGTGGCGCAGGTGGTGGTGGTGGTGAGTCTGGAGTTGGTAATGGTTCTGGTGGTCCAGGTGGGTCAGGAGTTGTTATAGCCCGATACCCAGGTACTACACAAAAAGCATACGGTGGAACAGTTACTACTTCAGGTGGAAATACAATCCACACATTTACTTCTGATGGAACTTTTTATACTGGTTTAGCAAAAGCAACTGGTGGAACTATTACGGTTTATTCATCAGGTGGCACTAATTATTTTGTACACACATTTACTTCTGACGGTACATTTACTCCAAGTCAAAACTTAACTGCTGACTATTTAGTTATAGCAGGTGGAGGTGCGGGAGGCGGTAATGGTGGCGCAGGTGGTGGTGGTGGTGCAGGTGGATACCGCACAAGCGCTGGTACCTCTGGTGGCGGAGCAAGCGCCGAATCTGCTTTATCTTTAACTTCTAATACCGCTTATACAGTAACTATTGGTGCTGGTGGGGCTGCAATAACTAGTAGTGGATATAACACTACTAGAAATAATGGTTCCGATTCAGTATTTTCAACAATCACATCTACTGGTGGCGGCGGAGGTTCGGCTGGCGATGTTGACGGTGCAACTGGCGGTTCAGGTGGCGGTGGCGGTGGTGGGTACACAAGAGGAGGCGGTACAGGTACTGCAAACCAAGGTTATGCAGGTGGAGCAGGACAATATAGAGGAAACGCAAGCCCTAATCCAGAGGAAAATGCTGGAGGTGGAGGTGGAGGCGCTGGCTCTGCTGGAACTGCTGGAACTACTAGCACTAATGCTGTTGGTGGTAATGGTGGTAATGGTGTTTCATCATCTATTACTGGTACAGCCGTAACAAGAGCAGGTGGCGGTGCAGGTTCTGTTGGTGAAGCAGATGATACCGCTGGCACAGCAGGTTCTGGTGGTGGTGGAGCAGGTGGTAAATCAAGTAATAGTTATGCGGGTGTTGCAGGAACTATTAACACTGGCTCTGGCGGTGGTGGTTCTGGTAATTATGGTACGTCAACAACGTCTGGTGCAGGTGGTTCTGGTATCGTAATCATACGATATGCAATCTAACAAAAGGGGATGAAATGAAAAACAATGTAAGTAAAATCAAAGAAGAAAAACAAACACAATGCTTTAGTTATGAAGTAGTAATGTTGGTTCACATTATTGCTGATGATGAAGTAACTGCTAAAAACCAACTTGATGAAAAAGGCGGAATAGTTACAAAGCGTGATGTTAAGTTAGTAAACTCAACAATTCTCTATGGAGAGGATAAGGATAAGTAATGGCACATTGGGCTAAAGTAGAAAATGGAATCGTAGTTCAGGTTAATGTAGTTGAGGATGATTTCCTTGAGGCAAACCCTGACCGATACACAGGTACTTGGATTAAAACCTCATACAATACAATAGGTAATGTCCATACTCTAGGTGGTACACCACTTAATAAAAATTATGCAGGTATTGGTTATACTTGGGACGGTGTTGGATTTGCCGCACCTAAACCATATCCATCTTGGTCTTTAAACTCAACCACTTATTTATGGGAAGCACCAACTCCTATGCCAACTGATGGCAAGCGTTATGTTTGGGATGAAGCAACTACATCTTGGGTAGAGGTAGACAATGACTAAAGCAAGAGATATAGCGAGTGCAGCACCTGCACCCTCAACCGTATCAGCAACTGAGTTAGGCTACCTAGATGGTGTTACCTCTGCTATCCAGACACAGTTAGATGCAAAGACTGCAAAGTCTACCCTTACTACTACAGGTGATATTTACTATGCCTCTGCTGCTAATACCCCTGCTAGATTAGGTATTGGTAGCACAGGAAATGTACTCACTGTAGCATCAGGTATCCCTAGTTGGGCTGCTGCTTCAAGCGGTGCTATGACTAAAGTAGTAAGCGCTGACTTTAGTGGAAGTACCGCCGTTGCAATAAATAACTGTTTTACATCTACTTACACAAATTACATTTTGATTGTAAGTGGTTTGGGCGATGCTGGTCAAGCAGATGTGTTTTTACAATTTCAAACTGGCACAAATACTGTTTATTCTGGAAGCACTTATTATGGTTCGCTTTTGAAATTAACTGAGGCTGGCTCAGTTTCTTATGTCGGCAATAATGCTGCACAAAAATTCGCAATGGGAACTCCTGCAATTAATCAGCGTTACACATTTACCGCCACAATTAACAATGTTGGTGATGGTAGCCGAAGTGCTGCAATATCATCTGTTGGTAATATGGTTGGCGGTGCAACATTACAGGGCGGTTTAATTGATGCCACTAATGTTTATACTGGATTGTATTTAACTGGCTCTGGAAATTTAACTGGCAATTATGCTATTTATGGATTGGTAAAATAATGTTAAATAAAATAACTATTACAGATGCAACAACAAACACAACCATTGAACGAGAAATGACCGAAGAAGAATTGGCTGCTCGTAATGCTATGTTAGAGCAAGACGCACTAGATAAGGCAGAGGCAGAGGCTAAGGCTCAGGAATTGAAAGAATTAAAAACATCTGCTTATGAAAAATTAGGTTTAACACCAGAGGAAATTGAAGCGTTATTACCAACGCCTAAACCTAGAATCATTCCGCCAGCCTCAGCATAATCTTGAGGGATTGTTCTACAAATATTAATAACTATTTAAAGGAGCGTGTACCATCGCTGGTAGAGACATAACCGAAGGTCGTGCCAATCAAGCCATCGCTATTGATGTTGGTATCGTATCTACAAGTACATACTGGCAGAATACATCTGACTCATATGATGTAGCAGTTGGTGGACAACCATTCTTCTATGCCATAAATGATGCACGTCCTTACATCAGACAGACTGCTCCTTACAAGAAAGACCAGTTTGATAATGGTAAAGAGCCAGGTGAGCAATCACTTACTGGTTGGTGGTTACGTTCTCAATCATCATTCCACTCTGGTTCAGGTATAAAGTTCTATGACCCATCTGCTGGTGAGACTGTTGACTATAGATTTACAGATAGCAAGGGTGTTAATGTTTGGACTAAGGGACAAGTAACCTTACTTAAAGACACCGCTACTACACACTATACAACTGGTGCAATTCAGACTAACGGTAAACCATTTCAGATTGCCCGTTCTATTGAGTACGGTGGAACTAATGGAGTCCTTCTCTGGGATGAGTATGATGTAGACAAAATTGCAGAAGATGGAACTGTTACACATTTCTTAGATTATGCAGCAGGAACTGATTATGCAGTTAATGCTATATGTGATGATGGTACTAATGCCTTTTGGATTACCAATATTGTTGCTAGCGGTACTCCAAGATTGCGTATATATAAAAAGTTATTAACTGGTGTTTCTGGTGCTGGTGATACTCTTATGATTAGCGACAACGGTATTACCGTAAATACTGCTGTTATGGAATATGTTAAAGACCGTATCGTTATGGGTATTAATAATAAGATATATGAAATATCTTCATCTGCATCTAGCCTTCCAAGCCCTGTGTACACACACAGCGATACCGATATTGTATTCTCAAGTATTACCGCTTCTGGTCCAGCCATTTACATAGCAGGTTATAGTGGCACCCAGTCAAGCATATTTAAATTTACTCTTAATACCTCTGGTGTTATGCCAACTCTTACTACTGCTATCACTGCAGCAGAGATGCCAGTTGGCGAGATTATCCATAAGATTTTTTACTACCTAGGTTATATGATGATAGGTACTAATAAAGGAATCCGTGCAGCAGTTGTCTCAGACCAAGACGGCTCCATTAACTATGGTCCACTTATTGTGGAAACCACTCAGCCTTGCTATGACTTTGCTGCACGAGACAGATTTATCTGGTGTGCAACTGGTGTAGATGGTGCAGCAGGAGTTATCCGTATTGACCTTGGTAATGAGATAGAGACTCTACGCTTTGCTTATGCTAACGATTTATATGTTAGCGGTACATCAGGATATAGCACAGTAACCTGTGCATTTGCTGGTACAACAGACCGATTAGTATTTGCTACTACAGCAGTTAATGCTGGCTCAGTAAGCAACAAAGCACTCACATCTAACGTAGCAACCTTAACTACTTCTGCAGCACACGGCCTAGCCGTTGATGATTCTGTATGGGTAGAAGGTGTTGACTCTACATTTAATGGTCAGTACACAGTTACTGGCGTACCAACCACTACAACATTTACCTATGCTAAGACTGCCTCTAACGTAGCCTCTACTGCCGTATCACCTGTTGGTAAGGTTAACAAGGTAGGTAGCATTAATATTGAAGCAAGTACAACATTAGCATCTACTGGCTTTATTACTAGTGGTTACATTCGCTATGGAACATTAGAGCCTAAGAACTTTAAGCGTTTACTTGCTCGTGGAGACTTCACTAAAGGCTCATTAGTCCTTGAGACTGTAGATAAAGATGGTGTTGAGTATGACCATATCACCTACGAAGCAGGAGTAACTGCAGTTGAAGTAGGTACATCTAATCCTGATACAGCGCAAGAGTATGTAGCCTATAAGTTTATTCTTAATCGTGATGCTACAACTACTAGTGCAGGTCCTATATTTAAGGGCTATCAAGCCAAGGCTACTATTGCTACACCTCGCCAAAGAATTATGAGATTCCCTGTTTACTGCTTTGATATTGAAACAGATAGATACAATGTGGTATCTGGTTATGAAGGTAAGGCACTGGAAAGATTACAATTACTTGAAGGTGTAGAAGAGGGTGGCGATGTTGTCACCTGGCAGGACCTTACTACTGGCGAAAGTCGTCAGGTAGTTATTGAGCAAATCTCGTTTATGCGTATGACCCCACCTGATAAAAGGTTTGATGGGTTTGGAGGCGTAATTGAGATTACGGTTAGGACAGTATAATGACACCGAATGATTGGGCAGCCCTTGCCGTAGCAGCAACTACTCTAGTAGGAACGCTGGCTATAACAGTAAGACACTTAGTTAAACACTATCTGTCTGAACTTCGCCCCAACGGTGGCTCAAGTGTAAAAGACCAGGTCAATCGGTTAGAGGAAAAAGTAGATACGCTTTACCAAATTTTAATACAAAAGTAGAAAGTAATGGGGATGAAAGCAGATAACTTTCCAAAATGGTTTTATGATAATGCAACGGTCCAAGACTTCGAGAATGGACTAACAGAGTTTAAGGGCAAAAAGAATCTTAAGTTCCTGCAGATAGGTGTCTTTACTGGCAACGCATCTGCTTGGCTATTAGATAATATTCTTACAGACCCAACATCATTACTTGTAGATATAGACCCTTGGTGTGGTAATTTGCAACACGAATCAATTTATGACTGGAATGATATACAACAAGCCTACAAAGAGCAGATAGAGCCACACGGCAAAAAGGTTCAAGCACATAAAGCATTTAGTGGAGACTGGTTAAAGAATAACCGTGAGGTTAAGTATGACTTTATCTATATTGATGGAGACCATCTACCAGAATCAGTTACTTTAGATGCTGACCTATCTTGGGACTTGCTTAAGTCTGGTGGCGTTATGGCATTTGATGATTATGAGTGGGACCATCCAGATGGTACAGATAAGAACCCTAAGCCAGCAATAGATGCGTGGCTAGCAAAACACAAAGATGATATTGAAATATTACGTATGGGATGGCAAGTATGGATAAGGAAGAAATAGACAACAACTGTCAAGGCTGTGGCTGTGACCCAACTGATATTTGTTGGCCTAATCAAAACCTATTAAGAGAACAATGGCTTAAGGACAACCCAGATGCAAAATACGAAGGATGGATGTCAATATGACAACTGTTGTCAAGAAAGCCACACCTGCTGCAATTGCTGTATTGCGCCAAGCGACGGCACTTTGGCCCAAGCGGAAGAAAGCAAGCGATGGTCTACTACCATCTGCTGCTCATTTAAGTCAGAGTCCTAACTCAGACCACAATACTGGATTAGCAGTTGACTTAACAGATGACCCAGCCAACGGGGTAGATTGCAAAGATATTTACCAAAGATTACAAAATGATATCAGAGTTAAGTATCTAATATTTAAAGGTAAAATTTGGAGCAAGGAAAAAGGGGAACATACCTACAAAGGTAGCAACCAACATAATAAACATTTACATATTTCAATTAAAACAGAATACGCTAAAGACGATTCTAACTGGTTCAGTTGGATGGGTCTACCACCTAAAAAAAAATAGGAGAAACAATGAAAGATATAATCGCTAAACTAAAAGACCCAAAGACTAAGGCTGCATTCAAGTCTTATATTCGGGCAGTACTAGCATCTGCGGTAACAATGGGACTAGCCCTCGCTGCCGACCTTGCTCCAGAGCAAGCAATCCTAATTGGCGCATTGGCTGCTCCGTTGGCTAAATGGGCTGATAAGACTGAAAAAGAGTACGGCATAGGTTCTAATTAAATACCCCTAATCGGGCTTTAAACGCCCTTTAGAGACACGAAAACCCCCAACTTGAGGTACTTACCTCAGGAAGGGGGTTCTTTCTCGTTTCTGTATACTTATTATAGACCCCTTCGGGGTCTTATATATATTATTATATATTATATATATCTAAGTATACACATAGGAATTCTGATTGGTGGTAGGCGACATTGTCCTGCCTACCTACAATGGCTATTGCCTATGGTATACTACTGCTATGACTATTGAATTGGGTGAATACACCCTGCCAGAACATATATCTTACTCCGCATTTACCACCTTTATCGACTGTGGCTACCAGTATTATCTAGGTCGACTGTTACAATTACCTGAGGCACCATCTGTATGGTCAGTGGGTGGCTCATCATTTCATACCGCTACTGAGTTGTGGGATTTGGAGAACCTATGATTAGTATAGTTAATGAAGAGGGTGGTATTACCACTATGCAATGGGAAACCTATAATGAAATTATGCGTGAACGATATCTTGATGGCTTACAAGAAACTTGGGCTGTTGCTGTTGGTTCTATCAATTCTCTTATTGATAAGACTATGAATGAGGCTGAACTTGTTGGCTTACTTACTGCTAAACTAGCACTTAAGGAGGCACTAAGTGAGCACCGCTCAAAGTTTATGGGATAAGGCTTGGATTAAAGAATCAGAAGGTGTTGACTTAACCTTTGCTCGTGTTGGTGGTAGAACATCTAAAGCATTTCCTAATAGAGAGAACGTAGATTTCTGGCAACAGACAGGACCTGAATGGGTTCAGTCTTACATTGATTGGCGTAAGGCTAATCATAACTGGAAGATTTGGCATACTCCCGAAGGCGCACCCGCCGTAGAGTTGGGGTTAACTCCTATTTTTGCTGGCGTACCAGTGAAGATGGTTCTTGATAGAGTGTTTGAAGTCGATGGTGAGTTGGTCGTGGTTGACCTCAAGACTTCACAACAGACCCCAACTTCTACCTTACAACTTGGCTTCTACAAACTAGGACTCAAGCAAGTCTTAGGTGTGGACATTAAGTACGGTGCATACTGGATGGCTAGACAAGAAGGTACCTCTGCTATGGTTGATCTTAGTGATTACACCGAGGAGAAACTTGAGTACCTTGTCGCCTCCTTTGATAAGGCACGTAAGGCTGGTATATTTATACCCAACACAAACAACTGCAATCGTTGTGGACTAACAGAACACTGTCAGTTCACTTCGAAGAAATGAGAAAAACAATGGCAAATGAAGACTGGAAACTGCAAGTTTCCTACAAGACACCATCAGGTGATATGATAAATGTACGTGCTAATACTGCTGATGAACTATCAGTATTGTTAGAAGGCGTAGGAGATTACTCTCCACAGATTGCTGCTACCCAGCAAAAGATAGTGGGTTCATATGCTCTAAACCCGTCCTCAACATCGAGTTCCACTACAAGCACAAGGCCCTCGAGTTACTCCGCACCAACCCCAGTCTCAGCAGCGTCAGGTACAGCGTCACCCGTATGCAAACACGGGGGCCGTATATGGCGAGAGGGAATCAGTAAGGCTAGCGGTAAACCATATGCATTCTGGTCTTGTCCTTCACCACAGGGAACGCCTGACCAATGCAAACCAGTAAACTAAAAGACTGGCATAAATCTTTTTTCGGAACTAGAAAGGAACCAGGATGCGTACACTTGTCAGATCAGTTGGTCGTGCCAGTATTGGTGGGGAACCATTACCATCTTGCTTTAAGGCATTCGAATCAAACAAGATCATCATCCGTCGCTCTGAAGTTTCTATGTTCGCAGCAGCACCAGGAGTGGGAAAGTCCACACTAGCATTAGCATTAGCGTTAAAGATGAAAGTGCCAACACTTTATGTCTCAGCCGATACTAATGCTCATACTATGGCTATGCGATTAGCGTCTATGATTTCGGGAAAAAACCAAACAGATGTAGAGGGGATGCTACATTCTGATGTTGGTTGGACTAAGGCTACTCTATCCAAGAGTAGCCATATAGTCTGGTCATTTGAATCAGCACCAACACTACAAGATATTGATGAAGAGGTTCAAGCCTTTGAAGAACTATGGGGTTGTTCTCCTACGCTTATCATAGTTGATAACTTAATGGATGTAGCCACAGATGGTGGCGAAGAGTTCGCTTCTATGCGTGCTATTATGAAGGAGTTAAAATATCTTGCTCGTGCTACTAATTCGGCTGTTGTCGTTCTTCATCATACTAGTGAGGCTGTTCTTGGGTCACCGTGTCAGCCACGCTCTGCTATCCAAGGTAAAGTGGCACAACTACCAGCGCTTATATGTACACTTGGTGTTGTCGGAAGTTCAATGGGTGTGGCTCCAGTCAAAAATAGATATGGAAAAGCAGACGCAGGTGGAGGACTAATGACTTGGATTGCATTTAATCCTGAGTATATGTTCGTTGATGATATACCAGAGAACCATTGATGAGTAGTTATGGTAAGCGCAAAGGTGCTACATTCGAAACTAGTGTAGTCAAATGGCTAAGGTCAAGAGATATACTGGCGGAAAGATTGACCAAGGCTGGTGCTAAAGATGAGGGTGATGTAGTTGCTTTCTTAGATGGAGCAGCAAACATATTAGAATTAAAAGCAACAAAGAAGTTAGACTTACCACAGTTCTGGCGTGAGGCTGAGGTTGAGGCAGAAAATTATGCTAAGGCTAGAGGATTAAAAGAAGTACCATATAAGTTTGTGATAGTTAAACGTAGACAGGCAGGAATAGACAAGGCTTGGGTGGTGGAAGATTTTGAACAGTGGACTAAGAGGGCAGGCAAATGACTTACCAAGCATACGAGAAATACTCATCCATTATGGAGCGAGTGTACGACAAGGACACGGGCAGGCTAATATCAAATGCCCTTTCCATTCGGACACTCACCAATCAGGAAGCGCTGATCTCGACGATAACTTATTCATCTGTTTCGCCTGCGGAGTCCAAGGTAACAGTCTACAAATTATCGCACAACAAGAAAGGGTAGACATACGTGAGGCAAAGCATATCGCAGAAAGAATTACTGGGTCAAGCAACTCAGAAGTACGCGGCAAACATTTATCAGGCAGAAGATTACCTCAGAAGCAGGGGTATAACAATGGAAGCAGCACGTCTGGCTCGATTCGGCGTAGTAGGGGAGCCTGAAATTGGACACGAACAATACAAAGGAAGATTATCCATACCGTATATTACCAAGAGTGGTGTTGTCGATCTTCGTTTTCGCAGCCTTCATCCTGCTGTTGAACCTAAGTATATGGGTTTAACTGGGGCTGAAACTAGAATGTATAATGTATTAGACATAGAAAAAGCGGGCGATTTTATAGGAGTGTGTGAAGGTGAATTGGACACAGTTACTTTATCTAGTTGTGTTGGCATCCCTTGTATCGGTGTACCTGGGGCTAATAGTTGGAAGAAGCACTACACGAGATTGCTCGCTGACTTTGAAAGAGTATTTGTATTTGCAGATGGAGATCAGCCAGGAAAAGAATTTGCAACAAGTTTGGCAAGGGAACTGCCAGTCACTATCGTGCAAATGCCAGATGGAGAAGATGTGAACAGTTCATACGTAAAGTTTGGCGCTGATTATATTAGGGAGAAGGCGGGACTAGATGGATAGAGGTATACCACCCTGCCCTGAATGTGGTGAGCATTTTGAGAATGTATTTCAGGCAACAGATCACTTGCTAGAAGATAATGATGAGTTTGATCCAGCATTAGTCTTACCCAATGGGGCTAGATTAATGATAGGTTCTTTACTTAGGTGCCTGTATAAATATGCAGACAAACCAAATCAGATAAGAACTATAACCCAGTCTACATATATGACATTGTTTACGGCAGAGACACAGCCTGAAGCAATCAAAGATATAGTAGAAGAGATGATAATTGAATCGCAGATGATGGAAATAGATAATGAACTCAAACAATTACTTGAAGAGGGGAAGTGAAGAATGGCAGATTATAACCCACTTGGAGGAGCAAGGTTTCCATATAAGTCAGATACAAAAAATGAATGGGAAACTCGTTCTTACCCTGACAGTATCTCTTTTGAGTCAGCAGTAGCACAAACATTCCAAGAACTATTAGATCTATTGCTATCTAAGCATAAAGATTACGGACCAAAAAACATTGCTGACGCCCCCGGTGGTGCGCTGAATGGATTAAGGGTGCGTATGCACGATAAGTTGGCTCGCATAAATAATTTATATGATAGTCAATCTAATCCTGAACACGAAAGTCTTGAGGATTCATTTAAGGATATGGCTAACTATGCAATCATAGGGTTGCTAGTATTGAGAGGACAGTGGGACAAATGATAGTAGCGGGACCTGAACTAATAGAAGGAACAGTTAAAACTGACGCTGGTAAAAAACTCTACAAAGAAGTAGAAGAAAAATTTCCAGTTGAATTGTGGACAATTGTGTTAAAAGGTATTTGGGCAATAGAAAAAGAATTAGAGGAGAATCTATAATGGCTAAAGAATACGGTCCATATAAAGGAAGTAAAGCCAATGGTGGTAGACCCATTATGGTTATTAAAAAGAAAGTTAATGGTAAGATTAAAACAACATCTACCAATGCTGCTCGTGCATTATTTAAGAAAGCAACGGGTAAGAAGTTAAAACGTAATCAAGAAGTAGACCACAAAGATAACAAAGGTCGTGCTGGTACTAACGATAAGATGTCCAACCTGGGTATCATATCTAAAAGCAAAAATGTTGCTAAAGAAAATAAGAGACGGGCTAAAAAGAAATGAAAATTATAGTCTGCGTATCTGATTTACAGGTACCGTACCACGATAGAAAAGCAGTATCTGTACTGTCTAAGTTTATAAAACAATATAAACCTGACGAGGTGGTATCTGTTGGGGATGAAATGGATATGCAGACTATCTCAAAATGGAGTAAGGGTACTGACCTTGAACACGAGAAGTCTATTGCTAGAGATAGAGACGAAACATATCGTGTGCTTGAATCATTAAAGATTAAACATATGATTCGATCTAACCATACAGATAGATTGTTTAATACAATTAAGATGAGGGCGCCAGGACTTGCTGGCTTACCTGAATTAGAGTTAAAAAACTTCCTAAGACTTGATAATTTAGGCATTACTTACCACGAAAAACCATATGAATTAGCACCTAATTGGTTGCTATTGCACGGTGATGAGGGTAATGTGCAACCTACTGCTGGTGCTACCGCACTCGGACTAGCCAAACGTGCTGGTATGTCTGTAGTCTGCGGTCATACGCACCGTATGGGCTTGACACATTACACTCAGTCATACTTTGGTGGACACCCTAAAACTCTTTGGGGCTTAGAGGTTGGTTGCTTGATGGACTTTAAGTTTGCTAAGTATGTTAAGGGGGGATTGTTTACGTGGCACAAAGGTTTCGGTGTCTTATACGTAGATGGAAATAAAGTTATACCACATCTTGTTCCAGTTAATATGGATGGTTCATTTGTATTTGACGGTAAGGTGTGGAAGTAATTGGACTGGGACAACATTGAGAAGTGGGACTACATTGTAACAGCGGTTGCCTCAGAGTATCATAGGAAGTTTCCTATGGTAGAGTTAGAGGACATAAGACAATCGCTGTATCAATGGTTTGCCGAACATCCAAATAAACTTAAGGACTGGGAAGCAATAGGTGAGAAGGACGCAAAGAATCTTATCTATCGTTCACTTCGTAATGATGCACTAGATTATTGTCAACGATGGAAAGCAAAGTCTGTTGGTTATGATATTACTGATGTACATTACTATGAATCTGAAGTGGTTGAAGCATTACTACCACCAGTATTGCGTGGTGAGTATGGTGTTACGCATAAACTAAATCTTGGTAGACCAGGAAGGCCGTCTGCTCCCGCCGAAGGTGGCAATCTAACTATAATGATGTTAGAAGTTGACTCAGGTTATTGGAAGTTAAACAAAGATGATAGAAGAATTATCTTCTTACGCTTTGCTGAACATCTAGATTTCGGCGAGATAGCAAACTACTTGGAACTTGGTACTGATAGTGCGGCACGAATGAGACTTAAGCGTGCCATTCGTAGGCTTATCAATAAGATAGGTGGATATAAACCTTACAATGATATTGATACTACTAGTTCGGAAGATCAAGAGGTTGAAGAATAGTATCCATCATCAGGGTCGAACTCAATCTCCCCGTCAGACCATAGATCGTTATCGTTCATAGCAAATTCTTCCATCTCTTCATCATCATACAAATCAGCAAACAGTTTCTTACCCTTAGAAATAGGCAAAAAACCTACGGTTTTAACTACTTTTTCGATGTCCTCGAACTCGGTAGTCTTAGGTAAGTTATCTTTATCTTCCCACTTTATACTAAAGGTATCGAGATTGAATTCCCATATACCCTCAGGTGTTGAACAGATATAGATTGGTATCCTACCAGTTACATTGGCTTGATCCATTATCTTATCATACTTATATTTTTCTATAAGTAATTCGTTGTAGTGTGTATGCCTACACTTCAACTCGATATATAAATCATCACGCTCTGACACGCAATCATAATTAGAATACTCGTCGCTAACCATTGTAAGGTCAGGATAGTATTCATCTTTAAGCATACTAAAGAGTTGTTCTTCGTTCATTATCCTCCTGTTGAATAGAACCCTGTCCCCTTGAAGTGAACTGGGTTGGCTTGGTATTCTCTTGTCATTTCTCTGTTGCATTGCGGACACTCAACCAAGTCATCACGGTCATCAACATTACGACTTAGTTCTTGTAGTGTCTTATCGTCTAAACATCTGTATGAATAAGTTGGCATTAGCCGATCTCCTCATCTTCTGGTGTTGGTGCTGTTGCAAGAGTGCCACATAAAGCGCACTCCATATCTAAGAAATACATATCAATCTCACCAGTTTCTTCATCAAACACAGTCTTTAAGTTCCATATATTACAACCGCAAGGACATACAGTAGTGGCTCTACCTCTTATGTCCATTGCAGATTTGTAATCAGGCTTAAGTTCTGTGATATGCTTTGGATTGTTGATTAGTAATATCCCTTCTTAGTAAAGAACTCCCACGCCTTGCAGGGGGTAACATATCTATTATATATATATGACAGCCCTCTGTCAATTTGTTTAGGCGCAGGAGTCTTAGGGTCAAGCCCTAATATTTGTGGAATACCTCCAGCATTTTTGCCCATAACTTTTATTTTGTTGTAAGCATTGGGTCTCCAGTTGCTTTCTTTAGTCCACAATTTATTAAGGCAGTTCCATTGTTTATGCTTGAAGTCGTATAGTTTATCTTGTGCATATGCTTTGCTATCCTCTATTGTCCATTCCATCTTAGGGTCAAGGACTGCGGGTGGGCTGGACACAGGGGTAGCAAATCTTATACTAACCATTATCAATAAAGCAACAGTAAGTATAAATATAATTTCTTTTCTCATAACAAAGCACCTATAAAGTATAGAACTAAAAGAAATACAAGAGTATATGGTATGGTTGCGCCACCCATTATGAATAGCAAACCAACTCCCAGGTTAAATCCTATAAACTTTAGTATCTTTACACCTCTCTCAGATCTCCTCTGCTATTACATCTTTGCCTGCTGGCATATCAAAGTCAGAAACTTCCCACTCCCTATAGGGTGCGTCAATCGCTAACTCTATTGCTCTATCTATATCATACTCTGATACATAATAGACCAATTCCGCTGGTGTCTTAATGGTAATCTTATACTGTTTGATTTCCACTTATACCCCTCTCTTTCATAGTGCGCCTAACCTTTCGGGCAAACGCCATCTTGTTTTTGTTAGTAGAGTTCTTCATTGATCTACCTACTTGTAATAGTCGCTCTCCTGCCATTGTGCCACCATATATACCGAAGTATAATTGATGACCACGCATACCTATCTCTAGGCAGTTGTCTTTAGCAGGACAACCTTTACATATTGATAGAGCAACGATAGCCTTATCTACTTCTGCTTGTGTAGCCGTTGAATTCTTATTGACACTAGAGTTTGTGTCGGGCAAATCAACTTCACCCGCAAACCATAGGTCAGGGTCGTCGTGATTGACACAATGACCATTACTTATATCTAAATCTTTATCATTAGATAAGTATAAATCTATCATACCTTTAGCCATCAGTTATGTATCCCATACTCGAAGCATACACGCTGAACTTCTTTATCTAGTTCTATTATCATTTGTTTAAGTTCCTCATCTGATAGGTGTTCGGTCTCGAACTTCCTAATATAAGAAGTCCAACTGAATTCCTCTAGCATACTGTCCTCTCTGTGTTGGTGTAGGTGGGGCGATTACCCCACCCACAATTAACTAGTTTATTATGGGCGGAATACTACAGTAGTATAACCTTCTAAGCGTGAGTGCTTGGTAATCAAGCCCTTCTCACCAGTCAAGTGTTGATACTTGCCGTTGCCTAGAGATACCCACATAGACTTAGGCTTAAACCTAGACTGTGTTGGTAGTGCTTTAAGTATTGTGCCCTTAGGTTCATATCCATTGACACTATCTACATCAAACTGGACTGTCGCAAGTTCATCTGCTAAGTCCGCTAGTGTCATTGATATGCTAGCCAAGTAGTCCTCATATACTCGTGCTGTCGTGGTTGTCATTGTATTACCTTTCATTGTTATCCGCTTGGCAATTTACCAAGTGGTGTCTGTTGGTATCGATAGTGATTATATCACTACCAATTCTAGAAGTCAAGTGGCTCTTTACTATACCACTTCTCACTTAAAAATCCATACTCATCTCTTATCATACTCTTAGCGTTAGGATTGTAGCATAGGCAGTCTAAGAACTGTGCGCTACAATCAAAGCAACACTCACATATCAAGCAGTAGAGTTCGCTCTCATATAAATCTACTATAGCCATACAATTAGGACACTCGAACTTGTGATAATCAAACCCGCTATCCTCTTGCACTACTATATCATATACACTAGGCTCATCACCATAGGTGTAGTTATAACTCTCGGTGCGTGGTGTAGATATTGTAGGCTTGTATGAAGTATTACTCCACCATATACCATTATCGTCCCAACTACCTAGACTTTCATTGATAATATAAATCTTATACTGTGCGCTAGGGTCATTAGTCATTACCGCAACCTTGCTACCACTAGCCCACGCACTTATCATATCATATACATAATCATCATCTAACGCAGACACGCCACCAAGTCTAGGCAATAATTCCTCTGCCATAATCCTAGTGTCGCTACGCTTATCACCTTTAGGTATATGAATATCTAGCACGCCATTGTGCGCTAAGTAAGTATCGTGCTCACCTACTACCTTAAATGGGTGGCAGTTGAGTTCGTTCTTAACTCCGTGAGTAGCATACCTAGCGTGCCACATAGCATAGCCATTAGGATATTGCTCACGCAATTCTAAGAACCTAGCGATAGATTTCTTAGCGGACATACTGCGTTCAGATATAATACCCGAACCAGTATCTATTGCAAACCCAAAGCCGTGTGGATTACTACAAGCACCCATCTTTAGGTCATCTTTACTAGGTGTGGAATTAGGATTACACACCACTAACAAGCACATACTTTACCCCCTTACGCATTGACTAACTCTTTACTATCGATTACTAACTTATCTACTCTACTCATACGCATATAGAGTTCAGGATATAAACCATTATTGGCTTGTATCCAGTCAGAGAACCACTCCCAACTTAGCGCACCCATCTTTACATCAGATAGGGTTAAGTCCCTAGTGTATTCTACTGTTGCGTGTGCTAATTGTATAGCACTAAGCACACCTTCGGGGTTCATAGTTCCCCTAAAGAACCTAAGTTCTAGGGTGTGTTCGTTCTGCGTATTCACCGCAGAATATCTTTCGGTCATACTATTACTAGGGTGAGCAACCTTGTGCGCTAGTGTGAAGTATGGTCTATCGAACTCATCATCTTTATACACATCATTAAACCTAGCGTAGTTAGATTTACGCCCACCTAACTTCATCATCTTATCAGAGTTCTTATAGATAAGTGATAAGAACCTATGCGTGTGTGCGCCACCCTTAAACCCTGCCCTGCTGATATGGATATGAAGTCCGCAACTCTTAGCGTCCCAACTTCTAGCAATATGAACCTTGCGTAGATAATCTAGCGTAGTCCATAAGTTCTTATTGGTAGCAAAATAATCAAGAGTAGCAGGGTGAGATACCATCTCGAACCCACGATACCCACCACTATTTATACTACTATCCTCTTTAAGATATACAAAATCGCCCATCATCTCCATTATATATTCTGAACTATCTACTAGTTCATTATCTCTAATCTCCATCTCTAGTTCTATACCGAAGTGTAGTTTATTCTTATCCTCACCATAGAATATAGGGCGTGGCTTGTAAGAGTATTGGTGAACTTGTCCACCGCCCTCACAACTCCCGCACTCCTCTCGATTATACACTTCGCAACTATCGCACCAGTTGGCGTTATCAGAGCAACAACTTTCACACCAATAAGAACCAATATCCTCTAGGTGATAACTACTCTCATTTTCAGAGTATAAGCACTCGCAAGCCTCGCACCAGAAGGTATGATTATCAGCGCAAGGTTCGCACCAAGTTCCAACACCCTCTACATACCTAGAGTTTTCTTCGAAGTCGTAGTTATCGCAACGCTCACAATAGATACGACACTCAGAGCATAGCACATTACCATTTAAGGTAGTGGCTAAGTCGTCAGGGTCATAGCCAGTAGAGCAACTATCGCACTCTACTAACTCTATACCATCAGACATATTTACTCCTTACTTTATTGGTAGTTCTAACTCTATCATTATATCATTAACTTTATTTCTTAGCAAACTAGTAGCCATAGCCATACTCTTAAAGTCTGACCTAACATACCAGTTCTCTTGAGTTCTTAAAGATTTGCGGATTAACTCCAACTCATCTTTAGTTATCTCGATTACTATGCTATCCATATTACTTGCGTTCTCTGAACAACTTGATACTTCTTAGGGTGATAGCAACCACCGCTAAGATAATCAGCGTTCTATGTGGTAAATAAATATCCACTAAATAACTGTCTAGGTAGGTGGCATAACCATCTACGCTAAACTCTCTAATGAACTCCATCTTATCTCCATCTCCTAATCTAGTGATTAGGCTACCCTCTAAGGATACCATACCCTTAAAGGATAGTCAAGCCACTACTTTAATCTATCAAATATCTTTAAGATAGTGCCATCATAACTTTCAGCACCCTCACCATCAGCACCTTCTAGCCAAACAATTTTCTTTCCCACTCTAATAGTAGAACCTTCGCCGTGAAGGCTCATCAATAGTGGTGCGCCGTAATCATCTGAATTACACTTAGCAATTAAGCGACCTTCAGGGTCATAAGCGTCTAAGGTTATCTTAGCCATCTATTCTCCTTCTATTAAGTTATACCTAAGTATAGCATACTCAGGGCGACAAGTCAAGTTCTGACTTATGGCGTGTCCTAGTAGGGTATCGAACCCTATGCACACCCGACCTACGGGCTAGGACTATCTTGCAATTATAGGTAGTTCTCAGCAGGTCTAGCCAGTAGGCTAGCCATCATAGCCTTACGCTCATCAAGCGCAATTCTACGCAACTCATCAGCACTTAAAGGTTTAGGGGTAGTATCGGGCTTAGGTTTGGCGTTCTTAATAGTTCGCCTTGCCAACTTAACCGCTTGACTATCCTCGATAGCCACGATTATATTGCCCTCTTTATCACGCACCACTAAATTGCTAAATCGCTTAGAGCGTGAACCTAACCACGCAGGGGCAGACCTAACATTTCTAGGGGGTGTGATAATGCTACCGCTAACCCCATAGGGGTTATGCGACACTATCATATCCTTTCGCTAGGGGTTAGGCTACTAGTGAGTAGTCTATTGAGTATCCCATCAGCGCAACCGCCGACTTGTCTAGGGGCGTATCCCATTAGGCTACTTACTAGTAGTCTAACCTTGTAAGAACTTACTCTACACTATCTCTTACCGCTTGTCAAGTTCGACACGCCGTAAGTTCTAAATATATTTTAGTTCTTTATTTAGTTGTATCTAGTTATTGCTAACTTGATAAAGAGAACTCTACCACGCTCATTTGATAAAGTCAATACGACACGCCGACCCTATTTTGTTATCTACATCACACGAACAGATGTTCGATTACTGGCGGGTAATATATGGTCGGGCAGATAGTTCGAACAGGTGTTCGCATATTTGGATTATTAAACACGCCCGACCTCGTTGCTCAGGTGGTTCTCAGGTAGTTCTCAGGTAAATACTACTAGGCAGTAAGTCGATAAGTCGATAAATCGACAAA